TGCTCCTTCAGGAAATCCTATTTCTTTTTTATGGATTGATGAAGCAAGACTTTCCATTAACTGCTGCTTACTGGTTGATGTATATTTAAAGCCGGTCATATCATTGAAATACTTTTGTAGGTCTTCAACTATTGCATCGCCTACTCCTGTACTATCTATAAAAATATGTTTGTGCTTTCGTATCTCTTTAATTGTTTCTTTAGTTTGTAGCCAATCCTTTTGGAATCTTTCAAAGTGAGATACATTACCATTGCTATCTAAACCTACTATGACAGTCCAGTCAAATGACTTGGCTAAATCTATACCATAATACATTGCTTCGTTTGAACTTAAATAGCAAGTACACTTTGTAATGTGTTCAGCACCAAAGGGATTGGCTGCATTCTCCATTGGGTTAGCCATATACTCTTGTTCAAATACCGAACTTGGTAATTGCGCTTTTGCATCATTAATCTCTGAAGTCTTAATATATGGATTATCGTAGGTAGTGAACTTAAAACTTTCCCAATCTCTTTGACCGCCTTTCATATAAAGGGAATAAAAATAATTCTTACCTCTAGGAGTAGATAGAAATAACGCTCTACCTTGATAATCTGTTAAAGTAGGTCTAATTGAATTTAACCACCCATCTTGTAAGTCTGATATAAAACTAGCTTCATCAATAACTACCAAATGAAATTTACGACCTCTTAAGTTATCTAGCCTTTCGCCTGTAAAGAATTCTACAGTTCCCATATTGGGAAAGTGTATTGTTAAATCGCTTTTGTTATTTTCAAAAGGTACGCATTGGGTAAGTTTTTCAAAGAATGTTTTGGCTAGTTTATAGGTAGGTGTAATATAGGCTACCTTCATACCTAAAATAGCATTGCTTATAATCTCAACTTGAGATAGTTCTGACTTACCAAATCTCCTTCCGCACATAACAACTCTAAACCTTGCATTTGATTCAAGTATTTTAGTTTGGTTTTTATGTGCTTCTGGTAGTTCTAAAATCATAATATTGTTTTGCCTTTAACAAATACAACCTCTATTTTGGAATCCTGTGTAACTGCAGTAGTTTCTTTTGGTTTACCATATACTCTACTCAGTAAAGTATCTACGGAATACAATGAACCTTTAGCCATTGATTTAATCAAGGCATTAGCTAAAGTCTTTTCTAGTATAGTGCTTTCTTTATTATCCCATACTGCTTTAAGTTCTTCAACTGTCATTGCCATTAATACCTGAATGCAATCCATTACCTGAGCATTCTTATATCCGTGTGGTGCAAGTTCTGTGATATACTTTCTAGGTCTGCCATTACGATTGCCTTTCCAAGCTGCGCCTTTCTCGTATCGGTTTAAATATCCGCCGTGTGGTTGTTTCTCTAAAGACATAGTTTAAATAATTTACTCCAAGATGTAGGGTTAAATAAATGCCTATCTAATTCATAACCCATCTTTTTAAACATAGTTACCCATTCAGCTTGCTGCTTTACGTTTATATGTCCCCATTGCTCGTCATAGTCCGTTTTCTCACTCGTTGAACTAAATAGTACGTATGTAGGTTTAATGCTCTTAAATAGGCTTAAAATCTCTTTATCGGTCATATGCTCCGCTACTTCAATAAATGCCATTAAATCGGTTGTAATTGGCTTATCAATTAAATTAAGGTGTGGCGCATTCTCTTTGATATAAACTTGATGCTCTTTCCATATCTCATATACAAATGTTTCATATCCCTCATTATGAAAGGCATCAGAATAAACACCAGTACCTGCACCAAAGTCCATTACTGTTTTAATTGGTAAGTCTGTAAATTGTTTAGCAGTTACTAATGCTAAGTTCTTAAAACTAGGATTAGCAAAACTAATTCCCCACTCCAATTCTTTCTCTAGAAATTCTTTAGTTGTTATCATACCATCTATATATTAGGTTTAAAAAATCAATTACGCAAACATTACAATTATTATTATAATGATAATAAGCATCCTTTACTCTACGATATTCATTTAGTAGTTCTATCTGTACATCGTGATGAAAGTTTACTATTTCTCCAGTCCTATGATAGAAGTCATAGTAATGCCGATGCTTATCAAATATTGCATTTGTTTCTTTCTCAACTAATAATGCTTTTATAGGCATCGTATCGTTGCTGATTAATTTCTTTGAAGTTGTACCTTTTGGTCGCCCACGCATATAGTTCGTTGCCTAAATTTTCCCTTAGACTTGGGTTGTTAGTTAATAAATTAATATACCTAAACCAGTCCTTTTGATTGTTAACCCATAATACAGGTGCATCTACATCCATATTATAAGGTGCTACGTTTGAACAAATGACCGGCAATCTTTTTGCTGCTGCTTCTAATATTTTTAAATTGCTTTTGCAAGCGTGCCATTCTGAATCTTCTAAAGGTATCAATACAATATCTGCATAGTTGTACATATCCATATACTGAGTAGGACTAGCTGAATGTAATTTGATTGATGGCAAATTACCAGTAAACATAGAAAACATTTTATCCCATATTGACTTAGTATAAGCATCGCTATCGTTATATCCACCCATTACCATTTGAATATCCTTTCTGCCTTGTAACCTTTTTAACGGTTCTTTTAGAATCTTAATATCGTTATCGTGGCTTATGCTCCCACACCAAAACAATCTTACCTTATCTGACTTAACTCTAGTATCGTTAAATTGATTTAATCCATAGGGTAAGGCATTCGGAGTTATAACTACATTATCATTAAATTGCTTTACTTTATTCAATAAATTAGAATTAGTAACCGTAACCAAATCAGCCTGCATTAAATTCCTTTCAATTCTTTCCGCTATATCTTGGTAAGTGTTATAATAAAGATGATTAAGTGGTAATTGCCAATGGTCATCTATATCCATAACTACTTGACATCCAAGTAATTCCTTAGTTTTCTTCCAATTTAAATCGTATTGGCATATTCTATTATACAGTAAAATATCCCAATCGTCGGTCTTATCTTCTGTTATATAATTGGTTACATAGCCTTTAATATCATTCATAAAAGCAAGTGGTAACATTACTCTATGATATCCGCAACCTGATTCTTTATTTGTTACTCCTATTATGTTCATCTAGTGCTTTTGTATGTTTTTGTAGTCAGGGCAGGATTCGAACCTGCAATGCAACCTTATGCTTTGATTACTAGAATCTGCACATCCGACAATAGTTGCTACGGTATACTCGCGTTTACCAATTCCGCCACCTGACTATTTTATTTTAATTGATATAAAACCTGCTCCAAATATTACTGCTATTAATTCTACTGTATGTATTGGTAAAAAACTAAACAATACAGCACTCCATACCGTTAGGCATTGAATACAATCAAAGGGTCTTAATCTTTTAATTAAAGGTATTTTGAATATGCGCTTTAGTATGATATGCCCATTAAATACATTAATGAAATAATAAGCAAAGGTAAATGCTGCTATTGTAGTTATCATTGTAGTAAAATACATTTTAATTCTTTTTTTACTTTGTTGGTAATATTGCAAACGTGGTTAACTGGTATTCCGTAATACTCTGCTACTTTTCTATTGCTTCCTAGTTCTACGTATTTATTAAATATTCTTATTTCGTGGTCGGTTTCTATATCTATGTTATTTTTTGTGAGCGCTTTTGTTGCCTCGACTGCTAAACTTTCTGGTATCGTTGGTAAATCTAACTGACTATTAAAATATTCAACTGCCTTTAATAAATCACTCTTTTTATACTTATAATAAAACTCTGATGTTTTAGAAGTTGCCATAAACCAACATATCTTAATAGCATACCTTAATAAGTTATTAGAAGCGAATAGGGCACTTATTTTGTCACAAGGCTGAAGTAGTAAGCTAACTGCTATTTCTTGTCTTAAATCGTCTTGTATTGATTCAGGCTTTGTTTTGCTTATTGCTTTTATAAGGTCAGGATGGTTATATATCTCTAGGACTATATCATTACACTTATTCATTATTACAAACCATTATTTTTAAATACTTTCCAATTAATTAAATGATGATGCCTTCCAAACCTTATAACTGTCTTTGTATATTGTGGCCATACCGCTTCAAGCATTTTTGCTTTTAATAAATTTTTTTTTGGATTATTACCTTGATATAATTCAGTTTGATTACCACCTTTCATTTTTACAGTTGTGCTTATCTTATTGCTCATGTAATAAATGCAACTTGATGTTGAACCTCCATTATGCAAAACTTGTAAACATAAATCAATGTCTTCATTATATTTTAATCTCCATCTATATTTTAAATCGTTTTTTATAAACATTGCACTATATACATGGCAATTATTTTTAAAAGCAGTTTTTGGTGGTTTCATTATAAAATATCTATATTCAAATCCAGATATATCATTGTTATTTTTTATAGCATAATTTTCTACATAAAATAATGCGTTTGATATATTATTTATATTTGTTTTTTTACCATTAATCCATTTTGCAAAACCATTTATATTATCATCAAAAACCCAATGATATTTATAACCAAGACTTTTAGAATGTTCCCAACAAAAATTTCTTGCAGGATAACTTCCTAAACCTAAATTAGAAAATGGCAATTTTAATACTCTTTTGCTTCCTAATTTTTTACAATATAATTCATATTCTTGTGGTTCTACTGCTATCAAATAATTAATGCCAGCTTTTTCAAAACTATCGGCAGTTAATGTTTTTTCAAATCTGCCTTTAGATACTATATAAATTGGGTACTCAAATCTACCTTCCATGATTGAGGTTCTTTTTTGTATTCTATTTTTAAAGTATTTAAATAACTTTCTGCTTCATCAGGTCCATCAAATAAAAAAACAACTCTTTGCTTTCCATCCATTGTACCAATTGGGTCAAATTCATCGTTAATATTAACATCTTCATCTGTCATTAAATTAGCTTCGTGCCCAGTAGCAAACATAGGTAAATCCATTCCCCAATCTTTTAACTCTATCTCATCCCATTCATTAGCAACCATCTCCCACTCCCATTCTCCAAAACCTACATTATCTTTAATAATAAATTCGTTTTGCTTTTGTTTGGACCAGTCAACTACCTCAACGTTAACTTCTTTATATCCGCATTCAATCATAGCTTTATAACGCATATTACCGCCAAGTATAACCATATCTTTATTTACTACAATAGGTCTTACTGTTTCCATTTCTGGAAACTCTTTGATTGACTTTACAAGTTTTTTAAACTTATCATCTTTAATTAGCCTGGGATTTTTAGGGTTGCTTTTTACTTTATCTATCTTAACTTTTATCATTGATTAATTTTTTAATGTAAAAAACTGAATCAAGTAACTCTTCGTATAAATGATTTAGCAATTCTTCTTTATTTAAATTAGCATCATCTAATGTAGTTCCGTAGGTCTTAATTCCTTTGTCGATGCGCTTTTGTAAGTCTGCATTAATCTCGTCTAATAACTTCATATTTTATTTTTCTTTAAAAAGTTTAAATGTATTTCAGTCATTTCTTCAACTGTCCATCTATTTTTAAAATCATAGTCATAATGACAAGTTCGACAAATTCCGACAATATTGGTTATTAAATCTTGCTCATCCTTTCTTTTACTGCCAAATTTAGATTGTGCTACTATATGTGCAATGTCAACCGCTTTACTACCGCATACCTCACACGGAATAAAATCTTCTATACCATATCCAAAATATTTAAAATACTCTTTGGTATATTTTTTCATTAAAAAGGTAATGATTCACTTGTATTTATATTAACCGCTTTTGGTTCTACCTTTGCTTTTGGTTCAAAATCATTTAAAGTAATTTTTACATTCTTTCCATACTGGTCAGGTTCTGCATAAATACTAATATTTACTTTAACATATTTTTTTCCATTGTATTCGTATGAATGCTCTAATGCATCTGTGATACATAGGCTTGAACTTAGGAAAGTTTCGTTAATCTTTTTACCGCTTCCTAATCTGATTGCTTGTTTTTTTTCTGTGTTCATTTGGTTTGTTTTTATTGGTTTAAATATTCGTTTATTATTTTAATTGTGTGTCCAAAGCCTTGACCGAATTCCGCTTTGTAACCCTTACCTCTTAACTTCATCATCATTATCTCCTGCTCTTCGTGATGGGCATTTTTTCGCATTGTGCCATCCTTTTTAAATATTACATTATTAATTGTTTTTAGTTCTATAAATAGTCCTGCATAGTTTCCTTTAGGCTCAGCAATAAATAAATCAGGATAAGCATTTGAATACTGCAATGCTTTATGTCGCTTTGCCATCCCTATACTCATTCTCATTCCTGAACTAAAGTCAGTTCTAAATATAACGTATGGGTAGATTTTACGTATGTAGTCGCAAACTAACCTGTGTAAGTCTTTCTCTAACATAAAAATAAAATTAAAATAAAGTTATTCACATTATTAAAAAAGTTATCAATACTATGTTTGTTTAGTACTCCATATCTTTTCTCCATCTTCTCCCCAGTAATGGTCGCACTTGCCATTTATTAATGGTAATTCTATAAAGTAACTTTGATATAGTTCATCTGCTTTTGCAGTAAACCTGTAGCAATTTTCTTTATGAGGGCAATGAATTGCACCTTTTTGTCCTTCGCATTTTGTTATGTCTGTCATATGTTATTTGTTAAATACTTTATTATAATATTCTGCTCCATCTTCAAAATCTCTACCTGTTTCTTTATTATAGAAATAAGAATAATCTCCATCATTCCAAGCATTTATTATCTGCTCCTTTTCTTTTTTAAGTAGTTTAGTAGCTTCATTTATAGCAATTACAATACCTCTCCGTGCCAAAGGGTCACCGTCCCATTTTGTATTAAGTTCTTTTTTAATAGTTTGTAGGATTTCAATTAACTCTTGCATTGCTGTTTTCATAGTTTTTCTATTTCGTTTTTAATTTGTTGATATTCTTCTGTTAATGCAATAAATCCGTGTGCTTTAGAATATTTTAATACTTCGTCTATTGCTATTATTGCACAAACTTTTGAGTGTTCTGTAGTTAGTCCTCTATAATTAGAGTATTTACCTTCTGTTACAATTTCAGCTTGTACGTATTTATTCCACAATTCATCTGCTTTTTCTTTTGGTGTCATAAGTTTAGATTTATGTTTCTAATTTTGTTTAATATTTGTATTTTAATTTTAAAGTTATATGTTTTTATAACTTTATTTCTAATTTGCACCTATTTATATTCTTTTGCACCTAATTTTTATGTCGCTTAAAGTGTCGCTTAATGCACTTTTTGGTACAATAAAATGTATTATGCACTTTTGTATGTGCAATAATGCAAGATATTGCACTTTATAATGTGTCTTATAAGTCACACATATTGCTATAATTGTGACATTAATGACTCATTACTCATTCATATTTGTTTTTTTATTAATCAATATTTAGAAAAATTCATGCAAAATGTTAATCAAATAGTTCATAATATGTAAGCTATTTTAACAAATAAAGTTTAATAATGTTACAATATGCGTAGTATAACTTCTTAATTTGGCACAATTTTACTACTGACTTTGTCATAAAATATTGTTTATGTCGGAAATATTTCGAATTATCGTCATCATAATAATTCTTTAAATTCCATTCTTTCTCCGATAAATTGGAATGGTATGTTTTTTAAACTTCCGTGCCTATTTTTAGCTATCTTAACAATACATTTACCTTCTGCATTATGTATCATACCATCAACTTCTATTTCTCTTATTCCGTATGTCTCAGGTCGCATTAAAAATATAACCGAATCAGCATCCTGTTCTATACCTCCGCTTTCCCTAAGGTCTGAAAGTTGTGGCATTTTATCGTTACGACTTTCAACTGCTCTGCTTAATTGACTTAATGCCATTACTGGTATATTTAATTCTTTAGCTATTATTTTACAACCCCTGCTAATTTCTGCTATCTCGCTTTCCCTGTTACCTTTCCTATCTACTCCGCTCATAAGTTGCAGATAATCAATACATAAGAACTCAATTTGGTATTTTCTTTTAAGGATGGCTGACTTACTTCTTAGGTCTCTAATGTTTAAACTTGGTGTATCATCTATGTACAATTTAGCTTTTTGTAGTCTGTCCTCAGATGCCATTAACATAAACTTTTGTGCTTCTGTAAGTTTATTAGTTCTTAAATAATGATGGGCTATACCTGAATCCAAACTAATTAACCTATTAACTAATTGCTCTCCGCTCATTTCTAAACTAAATATACCTACTGGCTTGTCTTGTTTTAAAACATTTAAAATTGCATTTAGCATAAACGCAGTTTTACCCTGTGCCGGTCTTGCTGCTAAGATTATTAAATCAGGATTAACCCACCCACTAATGTATTTGTTTAAACTCTGCCATCCAGTATCTATTCCTATTTGCCCATTCTCTATTACTGCATCTCTTTCTTTAGCTAAACTCATTATGTAATGCGCCATCCCTTTCTCACTATTTTTATAAATGCTTTCTTGAGCATTTAAAATCTTAGTAGCTGCAGTATTTAAATGGTTCTCAATCTCGCCTACATAAGAATCATTTACTAATTCCTGACCTATTGTAATTCCTTTTCTTTGAAGATAGTTTTGCTGAAGTATTAATATCCAATCATTCATTGAACTGCTGCCGGTTACATTATTGGTTAACTTTACTATCTCATAAGCACCGCCAACCAAGTCCATCTCTTTTTTATTTGTCAAGTATTGTGATACAGTTACTATATCAATAGCACTCATTTTATCATAAAGAGCCTGGATTGCTTTAAAGATTAATTGATTTTTAGTCTGATAAAAAAACTCACTTGTAATTTTTGCTATATATGTATGAACAGAATTTTGTTCAATCAATAGCACTCCAAGTATCCTATCTTCTACCTCTTTATTGTTTGGTGGTGTTTTAGCCATTTTAAGCCTGTTTTTAGGTTGGTTAATGTATTCGTGATAGATTCCCTCAAAAGTTATTTTAAATCAAACCTTGATATCTTAAAATGCGTTTAAATGATACTTATACTCATTTGATAACTAAAATTGTATTAAAGAACTATTTTTGTTAAAAAATCCCCTTTATTTATTTCTTTACTTTCTTTCTTTGCATAAGCCTCCCCATTAGGGAGGGTAATAGCCCCCCCATTTTTCCAACGTAAAGCTGCTCCGATTTTACCTTTATCGCTTAACTTTTTTCTCAATCCTAGATGGTCATTTAATCTTCGAGAAAAGAAACCATTTTCTGCAATAGTAAATAAATTAAATTCTTCTATTACTGCTTTAACTTTTACTTCGTTTGTTTGCATCTGCATCGCTAGAACTGGAGTAATATTTAAAGGTAGAATTCCACCGGCTTGTGCTAAGTTTTCAACTAAAAACCAATAAATACCATACCCTTCCATTCCTAGTTGCTGCCTAAGAAATAAGATTTTAACATCGTTTGCAGAATTATAATCGTGGCTAAAGTAATAAGATTTATTCATTTATTTTTATTTTACGTTTGTTATCTTCGAATGTTATTTCTATTAACCCTGTATCTTTTAATTCATTTATCCAGTTGTTTACTGTCATAGTTGATACCTCAAAGGCATCTGCATAATAGGCATTAGATTTATTTAATCTTTTTGTATGCTCAAGGTAAATATAAAAAATCTTTGCTGAATTATTTATTCTATACTCTAAAATATCTTTTTTAATGTTTATCATAAGTTAAATTTAAGGGGTGGCGATTAACCACCCCAGTTAATTAATTAATTTGTGTGTAAATTTTTCTAGCATCTTTTTTATTCAAGATAGAGAATTCTCCGTAATGAATAGTTCTACCGAACTTGTTGGTGTGTTTGATTAAATCACAGATGATATTTACTCCCATCTTTCTCAGGTTGGTTATCCTGGCAGTTGGGTTTAAAATACCATTCATTACAAGGTTTAAACTTGTTTGTCTTTTTTCAGTTAGAAGCAAATTTAATACTTCTGCATTCTGATTTGTTGGTGTTGTCATATTTAAGGTTTAAAGTGGTTGACTAAGTGAATGATACTAGAATGGTGCATTTTTAATTTTCTTCCAATATCGGTTAAAATAAATCCATTTTCTCTAGCTGCTTTCGAAAATTCTACCCTACGTTTAACAGTTTCATATTTACGATTATTCTCTGTTAATTGTTCGTAAGTTATATTATTTTCTTTTAAATAATTAATAGTCCAATAATCTAAATCATTTTTGCCTTTAATAAATACTTTCTTTTCTTTCTCAATTACCTTTACTTTTACTTTCTCTAAAGGGTATCTATCAAATAATAAAGCAATTTTTTCTAAATCATAATTACTGCAATTAGTATAAATTTGAATGTACTTTAAAATTGTCTTTAGGTTATCTGTCATTCGTTAATTGGTTATAAAGGTTATTCATATATTCCCCTGCTTGATTAATCTTAGATAAAAGTAATTGCATATCTTCAATATTAGCCTCAATTCTAAAAATAAACATTTTTAAGTTATCTGCAATCTCAGGGCAATAACTAACAAAATCACAAAACTCACTTTCTGTTATCATCATATCGCTTTGACATTGCCAGTAGTATTGTTTATAGTTTTTCTTAAAATACTCCTGACCTTCAATTAAACCATTGTTAATGTGATTAGTATAATTATAAGGACATTTAACCTGTATGATTCCACCACCTTCTATTAAGCCATCAGGAGTGCCTCCGTACAACCCATTAATCATTTCTATATAACCGCCTGACTTTACAGTTGTTCCTGTCTTACCTTCGTAAAATTTAATTGCTTCGTTCTCTAATTCTAGTCCGTGATTAGTTGCGTTAGAAGTAAATTCTCTTTGCACTCCAGTAAGCCTTTCAGCTAGTTTAGATGTTAAATAGTCTTTAGTAGTTGCTGCTAAATTACCTGCTTCAGACTTTAGTTTTGGCTCAACCATTAAATTGTAAATAGTTGAACTTGTGATTTTTCCCATTCTTTGGGTAAACCATTCTGTTGAATATTGTTCTATCATTATTTCATTGCTTTTATAGTTAGTAAATCTTTGTCTCTCAAAACTAAATGTGCTTTTGCTTTTTCGAATACATCCCTTTCTCCTTCATTATATCTAGCTACTAAAGATATCATTTGTGTATCAGTCATAAAAGGTTTCTCTGCTCTACCGTGGTCATTTGTAGCATCTGCATCCTTAGTATCATCTATTAGAAATAAACCATTTAATGCGTACTTTCTAGCATAGCTACTGGATGCCCCAAAGGATTGTGCTATATCCATACCTTTACGGTTTGGCTCAATGCCGGCACAGGCAGTTGTATAATAGTGTTCTAAACCATCGGTAAATACTATTCTACTTTCGCAGTAAATAACTCCACCTGCTTCTTTAATTGAATCGCTGATAATTAGCTGACAATTATACTTTAAAAGTAAAGGTTTAACCGCCTCGAGAATATCCTCGCAACTTCTATACTTGTACTTACCAAACGCATTCGTTTGATTCTTTGGTGCTTTTAGTTCGTTTTGAATTTTGATTAAATTACTCATATTAGATTGATTAAATAGTTACAAGATTGGGTTAATTTGGTTTTAAATTCTTCTTTAGAAACTTCCTGGTAATCTTTATCTAAAGTTAATTTTGCTATGTGTTCAGGGAATCTGCCTATTAATATATCTCTGCCACCCCAATTAGATATACATAAATCATCTTTTAAAATAGCAAAATAAGAATCCTGAATAACACCATTATTTAATTTAAAAAATAGTGGTAGGTTAATTTCTATTTCTTCTGTTGATTCGATTTTAAATTTCATAATTAAAAGTTTAATAGGTTGTCGGATAATAATGCGCCAATAATAAGGATTGAGATAAGGATTGCGTCTTTAATTTCTTGGGTTGTCATAGTTTGTTTTTATTAGGTTAAAAATGTAGTTAATCCAAGTATTGAAATCACTTGGGGGATTTGGTGGTTGGACTGTTTTCATTTGTTTGGTTTTTAGTTATTAAATAAATTTAACTTTTTTTGATTTTAAAAATACTTTTACTTTATTTATTTGCTCAACAAAATCTATAATTCTTTGTGTTTTTCTTTCTTCCTTAGAATAAGTATAATAAGTTGTAATAAAATCTTTGTATGTACTTAACCATTGCTCAACTGTATAAGCTGGTAAACAATTTAAGATTAAAAATTTTTCGTTTGAATTTTTCATTGTTTTTAGTTTTTTCGTTAATGATAGAACAAAGATAAAACGAATATTCCATACCACCAAATAAATTTTAAAGTATTTTTTAAATTAATTTATATTATATATATAAATATTTTAATAACTATTGATTCTATTGGGTTTCAGCCATAAAAAAACCCCTCAATGTAGAAACACTAAGGGGTAACCAAAACTAAAAAACAAACTATCTTTTTGACCTTTCGTATTCAATTAGCTTATCTGCAAACATATCTACGAACAGTTCATTGTACTTTAATTTTTCTAAGTTCATTGCATTTAAAATATGGTGTATTAATTCGTGGTAGAATATCTGTTCTTTGCTTCTTTTATTAACTTTTTTGCCACCATACTCATCGCACAAAGTAATTATATTCAAAGTAAAGTCAGCTTCTCCCATACATTTATTGTCCTTGCAATAATCATTATCAATTATTACTTCGATGGTTTTACCATTTAATTTAAATTTTTCAGGTATTAATATTGAGCCGTTCATCCTTTATAAATTATTCCGTTATAATAACATTCACCATTTAAAATCAAAGTAGGTTGTGCAAAGAATCCTGTCTTTGTAAATACTACCTCTATGAATCCCTGCTGCCAATCTGCAGTCTTACCAGTAGGGAAGAATTCAACCTCTTTGGTTAACCTAGTGCAACCTGATTCAAGCCATACATACGGATTCTTTCTATTCGTTAAATACTTAGAATTTAATCGGTGTGTATGACCAGTGCTTCCACTACCCATATATTCAAATATGTTTTTTTCTGCTGCGCTTTTGTTAAGGCTTAATCCGTGCGTGATGTCGAAAATATTGAATAAATTGTACACATCGCTTTCGTCATAGTGAAATCCATCGCTTTCCTTTAAATCTAACATTTCATTATACTTAGTACTATTATAATTCTTATAAAGAACTGCCAATCTTGCTAACTGCTTATCGCCTAGATTATAAGGATTTGTTATTCGCTCATCGTGGTTTCCTAATCTTACCCTTATCTTAGCATCCGTGCTTAATCGTAAAGGCTTGAGTATCTGCTCTTTAGTATATTCAATCTCTCCAACTTCGGTATATCCTTTTAGTATTCCCTCCTGGTAAAGTTTCTGACTGTGCTTTGATATGTAAGGCATATCGGTTACATCGCCATTAATTATTACCTCATCAAATTTATTATGTTGTAATACCTTATTAATACACCTTAAGGCTGAAAGGTCGGCTAACCATCCGTGGCAGTCGCTAAAAATTAATACCTTATAAAGTTGTTTATCAAATAATTGTTTCTGCTGCCACCATTCCGTTTGTGTTTTATTGAATCTTGGTCTCATAGATTTTTATTTGTTTTCATTCCTGTTGTAGTTAAATCAAAAGAAATTTTATCAGAATTATTAAAATCTTTTGTATCTAAACCTAATTTTGTAAAGTATAGTTTTGATTCGGTTGCTCTTCTAATTGTTAAACCTTTTAATTGTTTACCACCTGCTTTGTCCCATCTCATAAATTCAGCTTCAATGGTCTTATCGTTAGGATTTGCTTTTACTTTTTTAAATAGTGTGCTTCTGGTTAATGCTGCACTACCGCAATTATATTGGAATAATAATAAAGCATCAAATTGATTCTGTGTAACCTCTGTCTTTCCTAGTTCTTTATTTAGGTATTTTGCTTTCTTATCTACCTCATTTTTTAGTAAGGCTTCCGCTTCTGCAAGGCTTATTTTACTGCCCATTATTATAGAATTGCCTCTTATATCCATTACACTACCATATCCAATAGTTACGACATTTGCCGGACATCTATAAGCATCTAATTTACAACCTTCAAATAACTTTAATAATCTATAAAATTCATTTGATGGTGTCATATATCTAGTATTTTTATTACTTTAATTAAATAGGGTATTGAGAATCCTATTAATAATGCTATAAGCCAATAAATAACTTTATTCTTTCTGCCTATCTTACTGGTTAAATCTTCATTAGACTTCTGAATAGAGGTAGTAACTTTTGTTAGGGAATCAAACCTTGCATTCAAGATAGTTAATTTAGCAGTTGATTCTATTGACTTTGTTATTGTTTTGTACGGTAATTTAACGTACACTTTTTTCGTCCCATATATTGTATCTATTTGGGACAAGGTTGTATCAAAGTGAGGGTAAATTACCTCGATTGTTGTATCAAAGTGAGTGATGATTGTATCTACTTTAATAACATTGCAAGGGAATGAATCTAAGGCGATTTTAGCCACTATTTCAGGATAGCTGCCCAATGCCTTATTAACTTGTTTAACCGCCTTGTTTTGGGTGTAGCAGCCTCCTAATAAGAAAGCTGCTACTAATATCTTATAAACCCTTAACATCGTGGTCTTTTGAGTATAGACCTAACAATACTACTCCGATAGCAGCTACTAATTGTAAACCGCTTTTGCCTGTGAAAGCACCTTGATTATATGCCTCTACCAAAGCATCTACTATAAAAGGTACACCTGCCAATAATCCGGCAATACTTGTCTTAAAGTTTTTCATTTTTATCATCTTTTAAAAGTTTAAAAAGTGTGTAAGCTATTGATAACAATAATAAGGTAATGCGTAGGTAAGTTTCAATGTTAGTCATTGATACCGAAAGCGCAAAGCCATTAAAAATATATATTTTATAATCTTGAAAGTTCATTAGTCTTGTTTTACAAATCTTGGATATTGACTTAAGATTGTAGAATCTATCGGAGCATTACTAACACCCCATACCGCAACTACTGAAGCAGGAATATAGCAGTTAAAATCAGCTAACTGTTGGTTATTCTTACCTCTTAGAGTAACGTAGGTATTACACCCTTCTCCGTTACTTGATAGGTTGTTAGCAGTCCAACTTAATGACCAAGCTGATTCGCCTTGATAGTTTACGATAACTGGCTTAATTAAGATGCCACCTTTTTGATAATAGATGGTGTCTTTTCCGATTATAGCAGTATCGCTATTATTTCTAAACATTTGCGCTTTTGTTGACAAACTTGCCAACACTAAAACTGATAGGATTATTTTTTTCATATTACTTCTTTTTAGGTGTTTCTATTTCTTTAGGCTTAATTGCGATTAATTCGTAATGGCTAAGTGCTTCTAAAATATAATCACTTGCTGCTTTACTATCTAATTGCTTTTGAATGATTGAAATTATATTTTTGAACTTAAGAGTATCCATCTTTACAATTAATGTATCGGATACTTGGGCAAAAGATGCTGACATACTTAATGCCATTACTAGGGTTGTGATTGTTTTTTTCATTTTATTTGTTTTCTAATGTTTCAATTCTTTTAATTAATGCTTCATTTTGTAATTGTAATTCCTGTAATGCTTTAATATAAACTCCATTTAATTGGTCATAATTAATACCCATTTTACCTGTAGATGGTGTAGTAAATACTGCTTCAGGAATAACCTTTGCCACATCTTGTGCAATGTTTCCAATTTGCTTTCCTTTTCCGTAGTTTTTATAAGATTTTATATATTCAAATGAAACAGGTTTTAATTTCATTATATCAGCGATACCATAATCTAATGTTTGAATATTTTCTTTTACACTTTTATCTGAAACAGGTGCAGACAAATTACCACTAGCATCTGCTAATACTGCGCGACTACCTGTACCTGCTAGATTTGTTACTGTTATAACACCACCACTTGCAATACGCAATTTTTCATCTCCAGTATCTCCTGAACTAATAACGTTAACTCCTGTTCTAAAAGTTATATTGCTTTCTGCACCTATTACAGTTCCTTGTGATGCACTTCCTATAAATGAAGATGCTACACCTGTTGCAGTTAATACAAGTCTTGAATTAGCAGTATTTGAAGTTCCTTCAACTACTAATTTTGCTAATGGACTTGTAGTTCCTATTCCTACATTGCCCCCATTTGTAATACGCATTCTTATTTCTGCATTAGTGACAAACTGAAGAAATCTTGAACCTAGTGAATTTATCTCAAGACCATCAGAATTGCTATATAAATATGCTCTTGCAGAACCTCCATTTTGAAATTCAAATAACGCATCTGTACTTCCATTTAATACTAAATTTGTTCTACCTGTTGCAGCATATGTAAATGTAGAACTTCCTATTCCTACATTGCCCCCACTTTGACTATTTAATAATAATGGAGAACCATCTACTTTTAAAGTTACAAAAGCATTTATTGCATCATTTACTGCTTGAACTGCCGTTGATGTTTCTGTAGAAATTCTTAAGTTTTGATTTGTCGCAACTTTTACTACTAAAGGAAAATTTGTTGAACCTCCATTTATACCAACATTACTAGAGAATGTAGCTGCTCCTGTAGAACCATCTAATTTTAATCTTTGCGTAGCATTAGTTCCTAAAATTAAATCAGTAGCATTATTTGTAAAAAATTGAGAAGAATAAACAGAAGTTCCTATTAAACCTGAACCTGTACTATTTGCCATCCCTATAAATAAATCAGCTCCTGTACTTGTAAACCTAAGATATTGTGAACCTGTTCCCGGTGAAGTGTTAGTAAGAAAATTTGTAGCAGAAGAAAGAGTAAGCAACCCTGTAAGTGTACCACCTGTTAATGGTAAATATCCACTTAATGCTGCAGTAGATGCTTTGTTATTAAATGTAGTCCAATCAGCAGAAGATAAAGCACCTCTATTAGATGCAGAAGCAGTAGGTACATTTAAAGTAATTACTGGAGTAGTAGAACCATTTGCAACTGTGCTTGATAAATCCGTACCGCTTGTGCCTAAAGTTAAAGCAGCTACACTTGTAACCGTTCCGTTAGTATTTGATTTATTATTAAATGTTGTCCAATCAGTAGAACTTAAATACCCATTTACTGAACTGGTTGCAGCAGGTATAGAAATAGCAGGTGTAGTTCCACCTGAAGAAACTATTGGAGAAGTTCCTGTAACACTTGTGACATAAGTTCCTGCAGCTTGATACTGAGGTATGTTTAAAGTATTAGAACTAAATGTTGCTGCTCCACTTGTGCCTGTAGTTGTTAATGTTATTGTTGCTTGTTTTGAATTAATTGCGCTTTGGTATCCGCTAAGCATAGAAGCAGTATCACTTATATTTAATTTTAAATTTATTCTGTTACTCAATGAAGTAGTATCAACTCCAGTAATTGTCTGACTAGATAATACACCATTAGCATCTGCAGTCACCATACGAGTGCCACTACCAATTAAACTTGATACTATTACATCGCCACCTGCTTTAAAAATCATTCTAGGTGGTGCTAAAGCTACGTTTGATTCGTTAATATTTAAATCATTATTTAAACTGCTAATATCCCATAACTTATTTGAAGATGAAGTATTTTGAAATATTAATCCTGCTGAACTATTGGTAGTATTCATTAAAATATTACCATTGTAGTTACCTACTTGTAAAGCACCAAATGAACCTGCAGTTGCATTTACACTTACCGCATTTCCGTCATCTTTAATATTACTATTTCCTATTGTAGTTCCTGAAATAAATTTAGCAACTGTGTTTGTAGTTCCGCTTAGTGCATCCGCTTTTGCATTGATACGATTTGATAAACTTGCAGTATCGCTAGAATTTAATTTTGTATTTATACGATTAGATAAAGAAACTGTATCACTAGAACTTAATTTTAAATTTATTCTATTAGACAAAGAAACAGTATCACTATAATTCATTTTACCATTAAATGTACTCCAATCAGCACTTGATAAAGCACCTCTTTTAGTTGAAGAAGCAGTAGGTAAATTAAATGTATGTGTATCTGTTAAGCTATTAATTGCAAAGTCATTGCCACTTGTTCCTACTGCTAAGTATTGAGTATTTGCAGTTAATCCATTTAACGCACTAACTCCACCGGCAAAGTTTGTAATGATTTCGCAAAGATGTGAATTTTCTGTATGCATTGTAATTGTCCTACCGCCTGTACTATTAACAATGTAAACTCTTATTATAAGTCTATCAGTAGCTAGTAAAGTTGTTTGAGGAATTGCTAATGCAGTTACATATAAATCTATTGTAGTTCCGTTAGTAATTGCTTCAGGATTTGCAGATGATGATGCAATACTTGTAAAATTTGTTCCATCATATTTAAGTAGTTCAACATAGAATTCAGGATTACCACCTGAAGAAGATGCACTCATATAAATTTCAAAGTTCCAATTACCGGCAGGAATTTCAAGTCTATTTGGGTCTGCTACATCAGTTATAAATTGAGATATTAAACCATTTCCTGCTAGTGAAAAATCAGTACCTGCACCAATAACTGGAGTCTTATTCATTTCATAATAAACGCTTCCGCCTATTGTACCTTGATTAACACTACCATTTAAATAGTAAGCTACCGAACTACCACCGCTTACACCTGATGGCAAAGTAGCTAATTGACCATCGCCTCTAATATATTGTGCTGCCGTTCCTGCTCCTGTTACTGTTAATGTTCCTGTGCTTGTTACAGGGCTATTAGTAACGTTAAATGCTGCCGGCATAGATAAGCCTACACTTGTAACTGCACTCTTTAAATAAGGACTTAGCATTGCTGCCGTATCGCTTATATTTAATTTTAAATTTATTCTATTTGATATAGAAGTAGAATCAAAAGTAGGGATAGTCCAAGTTCTGTTTGCACTTAAATCATAACCCACTCCGTTAATTGTTAAAACAGTTGCTTTATCTGCCTTTAAATTAATTCTATTTGATAAGTTAACCGTATCTTCTACTAATGCTAAAGTTCCGTTTCTTACTGGTAAATTATATTCCCTTGTATTATTTTGCTGAGCCTGATTTGCATAATTAAATCTATTCGATTGAGTATAGGTACTTTGACCTTGAAGCCAACTTGTATAGAAGACGAAACCAGTTTTATCTGGAGTGATGCTTGTATAATCACTCGTGGGTGTGATGGAAAAGGGAGTATTTTTAACTTGTAATAAATAATCCGATTTTATACTATTAGCGTTTAATTGATAAGCACCTAAATCAACATCCTTAATTGCTCCTACATATGGCACATAATTAGCCTCTAATGTATCTGAATATTTAGGGATATTTAAAGTATCTCGTATTAATGTTGCTGCACCACTTTTAAAATTAGTAGTTAATTTAATTATATTTTGTTTCTCATCAATCCTTCTTGATAAACTAGCCGTATCTAATTTTCTTAAATAGGGGTCTAACATCGCTGCAGTATCTGTATATTTTACCCTTAAATTAATTCTATTTGATAAACTTAAAGTATCGGTCTTTCTCATATACCAACTAAGCATATAAGCAGTATCGGATATATTTAATTTACCGTTTATTCTATTCGATAAATTAACACTATCTAAGTTAGCTTTAATCCAAGTATATCCTGTAAATACATATAAACCACTATCGCTAACATTATATCTAATCTGACCGGCATCCCTTCCACCACTTATATTTCTTAACTGATTGATATTCAATGGAATAGTTAATACACTATCAAATAACATACGCTTAACTGGTCCATATCCTGCCTGTGGCATAGCTTGATAAACCTGTGCTTTTAATCCAAAAGATAATAAAACTAATAATGTTATAATGGCACGTCGCATCCAGTAAATTGATTTTGTGTTGAAATATTAATTGTTAACTCCA